ACATGGATCACATGAAAATGCTTGCTTCCATGTTCGCCGGTGAAACAGGTCTGACGCTCGATGATCTGGGATTCACGACAGACAACCCGGCAAGCTATGACGCGATCAGAGCTTCACATGAATCCCTCAGGCTTACAGCACGCAAGGCTCAGCGCACATTCGGCACCGGCTTTCTCAATGCCGGATACCTTGCCGCCTGCATCAGAGACGGCAGGACATACACCCGCGCCGTGTTCCGTGATACCAAGGCAAAATGGATGCCGATCTTTGAACCGGATGCTTCTGCACTCGGCGTGATCGGCGATGCGATCCTGAAAATCAATCAGGCTTCTGAAGGCTTCATGGGCGCGGACAATATCCGCGCTGTCACAGGGCTTGAATCGGATGCCGGAACGGAATAATGCTGCAAGGAGGGAATCCGCTTGACCTGCGATGAACTGAAAGCCGCGATTAATGACGAGATTGCGCAGAATGCCCGCATTGCGGCAATCAGAAGCCGGATTGATGCCGGTGACGCGGATTTTCTCGACAGCGAACTTTACACCGCCATCACGGCGGAGATCACCGCGAAACAGATGCAGCGCAATGTCCTCGCTCTGAGCGACAGAGAGCCCGCATTCGTGGGGGTTGTACGCGAAAGGTATACGGACACCTTCAACGTGTTCAACGCCGTACAGCGCATTCTGGACGCTGTGACGGGCATCCGTATCCGGACGGTACAGCCGGGATTTGAAAATGATCGTGCGCACAAAATCGGGCATTCGCTGAATGACCCGACTGTGCCGGAGAGCGTGATCGAACGGCGGGCGTACTCGGCAACCGAGAATTTTGTGCGGTCGCAGCACGACCGATGCACAAAAGCAAATGCGTCGTTTCGGTCACGCGCCGGGCTTGACTGCCGGATCACAAGAACCGGCGGTGCGAAATGCTGTGACTGGTGCGCTTCCGTTTCCGGCTCGTTCACCACAAGCTCCGCGCCGGACGGCATCTGGGGACGGCACGACAACTGTAAATGTTCCATCACCTACGAAACCCGCCGCGGCTCCTTCCAGCAGCTTTCCGGCACCGGCAAGGGATGGGACACTGTGGAAGAATTGCCGGACATTCCGCTGCACGTTCTGGGCGGTGAAACGGTCGGGGCGGGAGAGGTTCGCACGGTTTCGGCGGAGGAAGCGGTGCAGCTTTCAAAGAAAAATGAGCTGCACGTATTGACAAATGAGAATGAACGTGTTAGAATAAGATTAGGGATAAACTTGTTTGACACCTCAGACGAATTGTATGTCGAAGCGTTTAGCATTGAAGAAGAAAAAGGCTTTACCGATGTTTATCTGCACGGTTCACCTTCTTCTGTCCAGATCAGAGTAAATGGAAAGCCCAAAGACCTGACACCTGAAGAATTTGAAAGTTTGCTGAAAAGTAAAGGGCTTAGCAGCGGAGACATTCGTCTTTGCTCATGCTCAACAGGGCGTGGAGATAACTCATTTGCACAAAAACTATCTGAGATTCACAACGGCAAAGTAAAAGCACCGGATGATGATGTGTACTATGCGCCCGATGAAGGGACTGTGTTCATTGGCGATCCAAACGCAAATGTCGGTAACTGGAGAATATTTGAGAAAGGGGCTGAGATAAATGAGAATGATTGACGTTGGCTGTTTTGAAGAAATGCACGTTTTCAGCAATAGCGGCAGCATTCAATCTTTTCTTGTTGATACTGTGAATTATGACGTTGATAAAATGGTTAAGTATCTCAGTTCTTTTCGCAGGCAGGCTATTTGTCCAAGAGCAGCTATTGACTGTGTAACAGGAAAAGAGATTTCATCAAGCTTCAAGGTTTTTAATGATGGTGAATATCAATGGTGTGATTTTTTGATTTATCATATCCAAAAGTACAAAATTCGTCTGCCTCAAGGATTGATTGACAAAGCAAAAGCAAATATAAACCGCCCTGAGTAATCAAGGCGGTTTTCTCATACTCGAAAACCGAAAGGAGTAAATCAAATGGAAGATTGGAAAGACCGGCTGAAAGCTGAGTACAAGGAACTCAAAGAACTGCTTGAAAAGCTGCACAAGCGAAATATTGCGAATGCGGTTTTGTGCAAAACAAATGACGGGCTGACACGTTTGGATATTGAGAATATGGAACTGCTGGAACGGCAGGAACGTGCCATGAACGAATATTTGAATTGTCTGGAACTCCGCGCCGCACTGAACAGCATCGAGCTGAACTGAATATCACACAGCACTCTGAAATCAGGGTGCTTTTTTCATGCTCCGACAAAGCGCGTGAACCGTATGTCACGCGAAAACGCTTTACGGGATATCACGATTTAGCAGGCGCACTGTGGGGGGGCTTGGGTGCGCATTTTTGTGCAGTCGAATTAGTCGCAAATAAGCCTTGATTCAGTCGAATTAGTCGAATTTGAAAGGAGAACACCATGCCCAGAGACAAGCCGGCAGGCGACCGTCGCCCGAAAGCGAACCTTCGCCCGGATCACAACGGCACGCAGCGTGCGCAGTTTGAATCCAACAAAAAGAAGATTTATGCGACACAAACGGTCTGCGGTATCTGCGGAAAGGAAGTCGATTTTCATATCCGGTTTCCGCATCCGCTCTCGCCGTGCATTGACCACATTATTCCGGTCTCCAAAGGCGGTCACCCTTCGGATATCAACAATTTGCAGCTCGCCCATATGTGCTGCAACCGCTACAAATCCGACAAATTCACCGCAAAACAGGAATTCTCAACCGGAATCGAACTGGTCAATAACAGAAATCTGCCGCAGACTTTTGACTGGAAGTTAGTTTAGGCAGGTAGCACCTGCGGGCGTTTTCGCGTACATCGTCTGTATGCGCCGGAAGCGCACAACTCGCGTTGACAGCTTTTTCGGTCAATAACGCGAGAAGGGAATGGAGGAAACCGCATATCATGAACGCGGAATTGCCGGCGGGGGCTCCCCGCGGCAGACAAACTCCTACTGTTTCCAGAATTTTACCCTACGAAGATTCCAAAGGCGCGGAAGCAATCGACCTCTACAACCAGACCGGACGCACGGCACAGGAATGGCAGGAGCGCATGATCGAAGACATCATGGCGGTGAATGCCGACGGACTGTGGGTTCACATGAAAGCCGGCTGGAGCATCCCGAGACGAAACGGAAAGTCTGAAATCCTCATTATGCGCTGTCTCTGGGACATTCAGAACGGGCGGCGGACGCTCTACACGGCACACCGTGAATCAACAGCTGCAATGGCATGGGAGAAAACACTCCGCTTTCTGGCAAAGATCGGCTACAAGGAGGACGAGGATTTCAAGTCCTACAAATCAGCCGGCCGGCGCTCTATTGAATGGCTGAAAGATGACACGGAAGCTGTGGTGAATTTCCGCACAAGAACCAGCACGGGCGGCCTCGGCGAAGGGTATGACACGCTGATCATTGACGAGGCACAGGAATACACCGCAGATCAGGAATCCGCGCTGAAATATGTTGTCACGGACAGCAAAAATCCGCAGACGCTGATGTGCGGCACGCCGCCGACTGCCGTTTCCTCCGGCGATGTATTTTTGAAATACAGAAAGCGCTGCCTGACAGGCGCTGAGGATGATGCGGCATGGATGGAATGGAGCGTGCCGAACCTGACGGATGCACACGATCCGGAGCTATGGTACGAAACAAACCCCTCTCTCGGTACCATACTGACGGAACGCACCATCCGCAGCGAACTCGGTGACGATCAGGTGGACGACAATATTCAGCGTCTCGGTCTCTGGCTGAAATATAACCAGAAATCCGCAATTTCCCGTGATGAATGGGAACGCTGTGCGCTCACGGATAAGCCGGAACTGCAAGACGAAATCCGGCTGTTCTTTGCCGTCAAGTATTCCAGAACCGGCACTGTTTCCCTCGCTGTTGCTGCGAAAACGGAAGACGAAAAAATCTTCCTGGAATGCATCGACTGCCGGAACGTCAAGGACGGCAATGAATGGATGATGCCGTATTTCCGCAATCCGCACACGCAGTCCGTTGTCATCGACGGTGCGGGCAATAACACCGTGCTTGCGGACGATATGGCAGACGCGCAGATCACCTGTGAAACCATGTTTCCGAAAGTTTCGGATGTTGTTGCTGCAAATGCGCTCTTTGAACAGCAGCTTTTCGCCGGAAATCTTCGGCACATGAACCAGCCTGCACTTTCGCAGGCTGCGGCAAACTCTGAGCATCGCGCAATCGGAAACGGCGGCGGATTCGGCTATACTTCCATTCTGGAAGGCGCTGACATTTCGCTGCTGGAATCCGCTGCGCTTGCGGTGTGGTGCTGTTCCAATGCGAAAGAACCCGTGGAACAGATCATCACCTATTAGTACGGGCATCGCCCGTTTACGTTACTACGCGGAAAAGTAGGATTTATCTGCATATCATTTTCACGTTATCAAATACGCACTACGCGGGAAAGTAGGTTTTATTATGTCTGAAGAATTCAAGCCAATTGAAACACAGGAAGCATTCGACGCGGCGATCAAGTCACGCATCGAACGTGCAAAGCAATCCGCAGCCGATGAAGCAAAAAAGGCGTTCACCGGATGGATCTCACCGGATGACGCGAAAAAATCCGCCGAACAGATCACCGCGCTGACCGGTCAGCTTTCTGAGCGTGACAAGCAGATCGCGGAACTCACTGCAAAAGTTTCCGCATCCGATGCCGCTTCTCTGCGCATGAAAATCGCAATGGAAGCAGGCCTCCCTGCCGCACTCGCTGCGCGTCTCACCGGAAACACAGAAGAGGAGATCAGCAAGGACGCGGAACTGCTCGCTTCGCTGACAAAGGGAAGCGGCACGCACCGGCCGGATCCGGAACGCGGCGAACCGCTCTCCGGTGTGGAAAAGGCATTCTTCGCAAAAAATCCGTCTCTCAAAGTAAACTGAAAGGGGAATTACTATGGCACACGCTTCTCAGGAACGCTATTCCGACCTCGTGCTCGCAAAGCTCCGTGCAGAACTCGTTCTCGCGGACGGCTTTGTATTCAACAACGACTATGAAGGCACGCCGACTGCCGGCTCTGTCAAGATTCCGACACGCGACACAGAAGTGACCGTTTCCGACTACAACAAAGCCAGCGGTCTGAGCCTCGCAACCGGCACAACCACATACACGACCATGCTGATCGACAAGGACAAGGCTGTCAATGAGCTGATCGACGGCTTTGACGCTGCTGCCGTTCCGGACAATCTGGTCGCTGACCGCCTCGATTCCGCAGGCTATTCCCTTGCGCGTCAGATCGACATTGACGGTGCGACTGCACTGCTCTCCGGCGGCACTGTCACAAACGTCGCAAGCCTGACCAATGCAAACATTTACAGCAACATTGTGGACATCCGCACCGCAATGAGCAAGGCAAACGTCCCCGATGACGGCAAGCGTTATCTGCTTGTGACACCGGATACATTCGCACTGATTCTCAAATCGCCGGAATTCATTTCTGCCTCCGACCTCGGCGACGAAGTGAAGCAGCGCGGCATTCTCGGCAAGATCGCCGGCTTCCTCGTCAAGGAGTGGAACGACACGACCGCAAACCTCGCCATGATCGCAGGACATCCGCGCTTTGCGACCCGTGCGGGTGAATGGTCTGTCGGCGTGCATGTGCAGGATCTCGCAGAATCCGGCACGTACATCGGCGCGTGCGCAGTGCAGGGCCGCCGCGTATACGGTCACAAGGTGCTGCGTGCATCTGCAATCCGCTGCGTCTACGCGCCCGGCTCTCTGACCGTCACGCTTGCTGCATCCGATTCCGGCAAGACCATTGCGACCGTGACCGCAGGCAACACCGGCACGACATACGCTTACAAGAAGAATCCTTCCGCCCGCGTTGCTTACGGCACGACCTCGAGCGCATATGCCGGCACGTCTCTGACTTCCGGCACCACAAAGATCTCCGTCTCTGAAGGCGACGTGCTCGAAATCGTCAACCTGAGCGATTCTGCGGTGAAGGCGGTTGCATACGTGACCGTAAAGGCTGCGGATATTGGCAGCTGATAACCAAAGCCCGAAGAGGTGATTTGAATGGGCGTTGTATACGCATCTGTTTCTGATATTACCGCGATCGGGCGGACGCTGACAACGGCGCAGGAGAGTGCGGCGGAAGTCCTGCTCACGCAGGCTTCTGCCCTGCTCCGGCTGGAAGCGCTGAATTACGGCAAGAGCATTGACGACATGATCGCAGACACGGCAGCCGGTGAAGATTATGCACTGGTCGTCAAGAATGTGGTCGTCGCTGCTGTCTGCCGTGCGCTCGATGCCGCAGAGGAATCGACCGGCTTTGAATCCGCTTCGGAAACACTGGGCCCGTATCAGTACACCTACAAATACGGCGCGAATATCGGCGAAATTCTCTATTACAAGAAATCAGAGCTGCAAAGGCTCGGTCTTTGTGTGCAGGTGGTCGGCTGGGCTGATCTGTACGGCGTTTTCCCGCCGGAGGTGCAATAATGGAAGTTCGCGTGCAGGACAATTCCGCCGCGTTCATCGCTGCGCTGAAGCGGCAGTGCCCGAAGGCGCTGGAACAGATCGGCAAAGCAGCTGTGAAGCACGCACAGGATGAAATACAGAAAAGCGGGCGCATAAAAACCGGTGCAATGTTCCGCTCGATCCGCTATGAAGTACGAAAAGACGGCGTTTACATCGGAACGAATGACAAAAAAGCGGTGTTTCATGAGCTTGGGACAGGAAAATTCACCAAGGTACACAGAGATGCGCCGTATGGCGTGAAAGCGGTACACTTCATTCACCACGCCGCTGCACGCCACACCGCCGAATACAGAGCCATACTGAAACGGGCGCTGCAAGGGGGCTTGTGATGATACTGGAACGTAATTTTGAACAGTTTGAACTGCTGCTCGGCACGCGCACAGCGGACGGGAAATCCGGCTTTCACACGGTGTGGAGCGTCTCAGGAACGGTGGATGCTGTCGCTGTCATCGGGCAGACCATGCACGACCGCGCACGCAGCACCGAAACCGTGATTGCAAATGCGGAGCTTTCAAAGCCGCTCTATTCCATCATGACGAAGCGCAGCGTGCTGATTCCGTTTCATGCCGTGCTGCGGCGTGTGCGGGACGGGAAGATCTTCCGGATCACAAACAACGCGGATGATGCAAAAACGCCGAACGGTGCAAAGCTCGATCTGCGGATGCATTCCGCGGAGGAATACCGGCTGCCGGATGCGTCATCTTTGGCACAGACAGAAACGGAGGGCGAAAACAGTGACTAAAGCTGAATGCATTCATGCCTTCTTTTCGTCGTTCGGCATTCCTGCCTATGAGGAACACTGCGTGCCGGAATGGCTGGATGATGCACAGACACGGGAGAACCGCCCGCCGTACATCACGTACAATTACGCACTGGACGGCTTCCGCGGCGATCCTGCTGCAATTACCTGCGACATCTGGGACTGCTCGGAAACGTGGGACTTCCTCGAAGAAACTGCCGTCACCATCTCACAGGAGATCGGCAGGTTCAAGCGGCTGGTCTGCGATGACGGGTATATCATCATAACGAAGGGTTCTCCGTTCGCGCAGCCGTTCGCGGACACGCCCTATAAGCGATATTATCTGAATCTGACTCTGACTTTTATCACGAATTAGGAGGTTTGCAATATGTCTATTGATCTCACAAGACTGGAATCGCTCACGCCTGACCAGATCGACGACATTCAGTTCGACACGGGCGTTTTCGTCAAGAACTTCGACATTTCCGCTTTCCGCACATCCATTCTCCAGGGGCAGGTCAGCCGCGTGACGAAGGATTCCTTCGGCGTGACTGTTTCCCGCGATACCGTCAATGTACTTAGCGACCTCAACGGTGTGCATTTTGACTACCTCGAAGGCGTGGTCACGACCAAAATTACCGCCTCTGTTACATTCACGCTCGCTTCCATGTCCATTGAAGACCTTGCGTTTGCGCTGGGCGGTGCGACCGTTACGGGTGACAAGATCAACGTGAAATTCGGCACGGAGGCTGCGGACTTCATCAACGTGGCGCTCATTCTGCCGATTCTCGACGGCGGATTTGTCATTGCAGAACTGCCGAAAGCATTCAGCACAGGCGGCCTTTCCATCTCCACTTCCAAAGCCGCTGTCGGCGGGCTCTCCTGTACCATGACCGGCTACAAGTCCCTTGCGGATTCCACCATTCAGCCGATCAACCTTTACAGAATCAGCCCATCCGGTACGCTCACGGAACTGACCGTCACGTCTGCCGCCGGCACCGCTTCCGGTGACACGAAGCTGACCGTTTCCGACTACACGCTCCCGACCGGCGGCCACTGGGTCTACAAGGTCGGAACTACGGCCCCGGCAATCGCATACAGAGAAACACCGGATTACACCTGGACGGAATGGAACGGAACGGACGAGATCACTGCTGCAACAGGCAACAAGATCACTGTTGCCGTGATCAACCAGGACGGCGCGGTCGCTGCCGGAAGCGCAACTGTTACCTCAAACGACTGAACAGGAGGCTGACACATGAAAACGCTGGCAAACTGTGCAATCGGTGAATTTATGCCGCAGGCTTACCGGACACGAGAAGCGTTCCACAGGCTCTATCACGCGATCGACATCGACGGGATGCGCGAACGGCTTGCAAATGCGATGGGCGGTGCGGACGATGCTGCGAAAAAAGAGGCGGAGGCTCGCTTCAAAGCTGATCTCTGGCAGAAGCTGATGTGCGAACACTGCACGGAGATGCTCGATGTGGTGGCTGCCTGCGCATTCCTGACACCGGATGAGGCTGCTGCACTGAAACCTTCTGAGGCAATGCAGATCATTACGGAATGCATCTCAGACAGCAGTGTGATGTCTTTTTTTATCAGTGCGGAGCGCTTGGTTGGCGACAATACGGACGGTATCTTGCCCATGTTGATCCTGATTGCTGTGAGCGCTTCGGGCGAGGATACATCGCAGACGCAGTCGCAGAGCAATGCGACAGAGACCGGCGCGGAGAACTCTGCTTTGAATACATCGGAGAGTGCCTGAGAGCGATCGTTCACACGGACGTTTCTCTTCCGGCACTGCTCAGCGAATACGGCAGGGAAGTGCCCCGCGATGACCGCACAACCGAACAGGTCGCGGAGGACATCATCACGGGGCTTTCTGCCATTCTCGGGGAGGAATGAACTTTGAACGTATTTGATCTGTTTGCGAAAATTTCACTGGATACCTCCGAATATACCGCAGGTCTGACAACAGCAGGCAGCACCCTCGGCGGCTTCGCAACAAAATTCACTAACACACTTGCCGATCTCTCGAAAAAGTTCTTTGCGTTCGGTTCGGACTGCGTGAAGGTCGGGGCGGACTTCGATAAGGCGATGTCGAAGGTGGCGGCAACGCTGGGGAAAACGACAGATGAGGTCACCGATCTCCGCGACTTTGCAAGAGAAATGGGCTCGACAACTGCATTCACGGCAGAACAGGCAGCAGAAGCGCTCAATTTTATGGCACTTGCCGGCTATGATGCTGAAAAATCCATGGAAATGCTGCCGATCGTGCTGAACCTTGCCGCCGCAGGAAATATGGATCTCGCAAAAGCTTCCGACATGGTGACCGATGCACAGACGGCACTCGGGCTTTCCTTTGAAGACACAAAAACGCTCGTTGACCAGATGGCAAAAACCGCAAGTTCATCCAATACTTCTGTCGCGCAGCTCGGTGAAGCCATTCTGACAATGGGCGCAAATGCAAAAGGCATGAAAGGCGGAACGCTGGAACTTGTCACGCTGCTCGGTGAACTGGCAGACAATGGCATCAAAGGTTCGGAAGCAGGCACGAAGCTGCGGAATATGCTCTCTGCATTGCCCGGAAAATCTGAGGATGCACAGCTTGCACTGGATGAGCTCGGCGTTGCACTCTATGACTCGGAAGGCAATATGCGCAACCTCAATGATGTGCTGCTTGATTTCGACAAAGCGACAAAAAACATGACGCAGGAGAAACGGGACAGCTACATCCGGACAATATTCAATGCGCGTGACCTTGCCGCAGCAAAGTCGCTGATCGACAGCGCGGCGACTTCATACACCAGCCTGACGGAGAAAATCAAGGATTCCAACGGTGCTGCGGAACAGATGGCGAAAACACAGCTTGACAACCTCGAAGGCGATGTGACGATCTTCCAGTCTGCTCTTTCTGACCTGAAAATCTCCGTTTCTGACCTCGTGACACCGAAGCTGCGTGATGCCGTCAGATTCGCAACGCAGAGCATCGGCGATTTGCAGCGGTATACGACCGCTTTCCGCGAAAACGGCTTTTCCGGTATCGCGGACACCTTCCGGAAAGACTTTGAAAAACTGAAAGCCGATGCGCCTGACCTGATCGGAAATTTTTTGAAGGAGATTCCGAAAAAAGCCGGTGAGATCAAGAGCGCCGGAATCAGCATTCTGGACACGCTGCTCTCTCCGCTGAAGGAGAATTCAAAGGAAATCGGTGAAACAGCAGTAACCTTCATAACCAGTTTTGCTTCTAGTATATCCAATGACAAGGTTCTGGAAAACATAGGTGCTGTAGCGGGGGACGTCATATTTGGGGTCGCCAATGGTTTAAGTTCGAGAGAATCTATTGACGCCTTTATGGAGGCAGCGCCCAAATTTGTGACTGGTCTTGTCGATGGAATAAAAGATTTCTTAATTGGGGACACGGGTGAAACCGGTCTTCTTGGTGCCGTGGAAAGTATTATCAACAATGTTGCGGAATGGTTTGAGAACCCAAAGAACATGGACGAGTTTAACAAAGCTGCGGATTCGTTTATTATGTCTTTGGGAGAGTCAATGTTGATGATACTGGATAAAATTCCGAAAATTCTGTTAAGCGCTGGCAGACTTCTTCTCGATGTTTTAATAGGGAATATTGACTATGACCACGGCGCAAATGAATTCTGGGACAGCTTGCTTTCTTCCATCTGGAACAGCATAAAACGGGTTGACCTTCCGTTTGGCGGCGAAGACATACACATACAGGAATCATGGCAAAAATATAATGGCGATATGTCATATGACGAGTTCAAAAACAAGTGGTACGATGTTGAGGATGCGGGGGATGCGCTTTTGGGCATAAGTGATGCAGAACGCGCAAGAAAAATGGGTTACGCTATAGATGTTCTTGGTAATGTATATGACCCAAGCACAGGGCTTTCTGCAAGTGACTGGGAAAAGGTTTATAACACGCGGGCTCAGTACGGAAACCGTGTTAAAAACTATTCCGATTCCGACCTGCTGGAATGGATCGAAGCCGGCACAACAATGGACTTTGACCAGTTCTTCAGTGACTACGAACGCCGCAGACGCTACAAGGAAAAACACCCTGACCAGTATGTTCCCGGCTTCGCAGAGGGCGGCATCGTCTCCAAACCGACGCTTGCTTGGATCGGCGAACGCGGCGAGAAGGAAGCCGTCGTTCCGCTGGAACATGAAACTGAAACAAGCAGAATGCTCGGCCTCGGCGGCGGCATCACAATTCAGTTCGGTGACATCTATGTTTCCGGTATGGACGGGAAAGCAGGAAACGAGATCGTGCGCCAGATCGACGAGGCGCTGCGCGTCTGGCAGATTCAGAAAAAGAGAGGGACGGGTGATGCAGGATGGCAGCTCTGAGCTATACTTCACAGGACTATTTCACGCTGGACGGGGTTTCCAGCGCGGCGGTCGGGCTGTGGGTGGATACGCCGCCCGTTCCGCCGCTCGCCCGGCAGCGGTATACCACATGGAAAACAGGCGTTGACGCGGACATGACTTCTCCCGACGATGTGTGGGAGGATATCACGCTTTCTTTCAGCTGCTATGTGTTTCTGAAAAATGATGATTTCCGGCTCGATGCCATATATGCTTTTCTCAACGGGAAATCACGCCTGCAATGCAGCAGGTTCCCGAATCGTTTCTTCAAAATCAGACAGGTCGGCGGTGTGACACCTGCACAGCAGTACGACGGAAACAAGATCCGGCTGAACATTTCCTTTGTGTGCAATCCGTTCAAATACCACACATCCAATGCGACCGTCACGCCGGATGCAAACGGCATTGTGACAAACCCCGGCACACGGTATTCACGGCCGGTCTATCAGATCACGCGCTCACACAACGGGGAATGCACAATGACCGTGAACAATCAGCTGCTTGTCATTTCAAGCGATGCACCGGCACACATGACCGTTGACGCGGAACGCATGATCGCATACAACACGCAGAACAGCGAAAACGCGACGAAATACACGACCGGTTACTTCCCGTTCCTCAATCCGGGACAGAACACGGTCACGCTGGAAAACTGCTCGGTGCAGATTCTCGGAAACTGGAGGGATTATTGATGGCAGTCGGCGGTACTTTTCACCCTGAAACTTTGCAGGATTTTTTGGAATGTGTGTACGGCGATTTCAGCGAGCATGACGCATCATGGGAAGATCAGGAATTCTGGTTTGACATTATCTGCCCTGAAAACGCGGTATGGGACTTCAATGCGCTTGACCCGCTCGGCAGGATCACAAACTTCCAGATTGCGGAAAAAGCACATATTCAGGGGCGCGGCACGACCATAAAAAACTATAACGGAAGCGTTTCAACAAGATGGTACCATGTCGGCCACCCGAAGGCAAACCGCCCGTTTACCGAGAAATTGCATTTTCAGGATATGTTCGCAACGAAAGCGACCCCGTTTGACGATCAGAAATTCAGCGAGTGCAAATTCTCGGTGCAGCTCGGCAAAAATGTCCGATACATCTTTTCCGGCGGCGTCGTTGAGCGGTGCAGCGTCAACGCGGATGTGCAGGGGACGAAATTCTGCCCGATGTTTTCCAGCGTGAATGTTTCTCCCGGCCACAATTACATGAAATACTGCCGCATAAAGGTCACTGCACCCAATGCAGATGATGCGATCCCGTCCTGGTCGGCAGAGGGAAACGATCTGCCCGGTGAAATCTTATCCTCTGAGCTGATCTACAACGCACCGAATGCGACCGGACTGAAACTGACCAGAACCTATGACTGCACTGTGCGCGGAGATCTCACGCATATGGGAAGCGCGTACTGCATTTTACAGCCGGGTGACGCAAACGCTGTATGCATTCCCGCCTCCGCTTCTTCGCTGGAATATATGTACAACGATATTCAGTTCATGTGGCAGCACAAGGACGAGAACTACGGCGGAAAAGGCCTTGAGTACTTTGAACTCTGTACAGAAATATACCGCTGCATTGTGACGGACAGCCAGCTGAAAGACATCAGCTATCTGCATTCGATCGGCTTCGGCATCGGTCAAAACTGAAAGGGGGCGGCGAAATGTCGGAGTTAATCGGCCCGAGCAGAGATCCCGAAAGCTGGGGAGGCAACGGCGGGGATTATGTCACGAACGAATACTTCATTGACGACATTCCGGAATACCCGAACGCTTCCAGAATCGAACACGTATGGAAACAGCGCGGCGGTGTCAACGGCGGATATCCGTATATTACACTGCTGCCGGATGAAACCTTCCTCCCGATCAACATCAAGGCGTACAATCAGCAGTCCTATATCTGCATCTACGCGAACAAAACGCCGAAGGAAGAATTCCTCGGAAACGGCATCGCCATTCTGACACCTTCCAGCTGCGAGGTCACGGAAGAATATAACGGGATGTGGTCGGTCAATATGGTGCATCCTTACGACCCGGAAAACCGCTGGCAGCTGCTCAAAATCTCGAACATTATCAAGGTGATGGGGCAGCTTTTCACAATCAAGCGCGTTGACGAAAACTGGAACGGAAAAACCGGAAGCATTTCTGTCTACGCCGAACACATTTTCTATCAGCAGAATGACGGCTGGATCTATCCGAGAATGGACGGCACGAGAATCAAGCTTGTCGGAACTTCTGCACAGCTCGCTATCACGCGCATCAACGATCTGACATCCTATGAACGGCGCGAGGGCTCGCACATTTACGGCTTCGACGGCGCTTCCGATCTGGGCGACTTCTTCCCGATGTGGGTCAAGTACATCGACAGCGGATGCACACCCGTGGAAGCACTGATGGGAACGGACAGCATCATTGAACAGAAGGGCGGAGAACTCTACCGGAACAACTTCTATTTCTCCATCAACAAACGAATGGAAAACGCACAGGATGATGCATTCGACATCCGGATCGGAAAGAACCTGACAGGCATCGAGCGGAACATTGACATGACTTCCATGATCTCTTACTTCCGCGGATACGACGATTACGGCGGATGGTTTGCTGTGGCGTGGGACTATCAGGCGTTTTTCGGCGACATTTTTCCGCATTATGTCGTTCGGTCACAGAATTTTCCGTTTCCCGATGAAGCGGACAGTCCCGACTGGAGCTATATTAAATGGTTCTCCGAAACGCTGATCGAACAGTGCATGAGCTACTTCCGAAAAAACGGAAAACCAATCATCGGATTTGAAATCAATCTGGAAGATGTGCGCAAAAACCCGGATTTCCAAATCATCGCAGGCGAAAGTCTCCGCGTCGGCGACAAGGGCAGAGTCTACGACGAACGGCTCGGCGGCACGCTGAACATCGAAATTACTGAAACCGTATATGACGCGATAACCGGAAAATGCAAGCGCATTGCGATCGGTGACAGGCAGTGCTTCGTGAGCACATCCATGCCGAATATCCTGTTTGACATTACGCCTGTTCCCGTTGGGATGCAGCCTTCACCGTCCTCCGGACTCGTACCGGTCACAGACGCGACAACGGAATTCTGCTTCGATGTGGACGGGGAACAGATATTTGAAAGCGTATAATGAAAGGAGTGAAAATACATGGCACAATTCAGCCGGAAAACAACCGAGATTGACGCGATTCTTGACGATGTGGAGGCCGCTGTGCAAGGACACGAAAGCCTTGAAAACGCCATTAACACGCTGTATGCAGGCATGAACGCGGCAAGAACAAAAATGGTTATCAAAGGGGAAGTGGACTATTACAACGACTTGACACAGCTCGACAGTCCCATGATCGGAGACACCTACACCGTAAAATACAAAGGTGATTCCGGTTCCGTGGCATACGGAAGGCAATTTACATTTGTCAATTTCTACAGCCTGACATACTGGCTCCCGCTTGGCCAGGATCTCACACCGCTTGAAACAGCGGTCGCTTCTCTGACAAATCGCATGGGCGGTCTGTCATTCGTGAAAATATCAAAAAGCGACTTCGATGCGATCCCTGTCAAAGACCAGAACACCGTGTATTATGTCTATGACACGTCCGGAAAAGTAACGCCATATTACGCAGACCAGGACATCGGCGGAGGCGGCGGAAATCTTATGGTAACTGCAATCACATCACCCTCATTCCAGAGCGGGACACCGACAATCACTGAGGAGGTATCGTAATGGCAATTTCTAAAGTGGACAGCCTTGCTTCATGGGCTGAAATCATTGCTTGGATGCAGTCAAATCTCGTGCCGGATTTCCTGCAAAGCGTTTCTGTTGATGAAACCGACAACACATTGCTGAACTGCGTAGGCATCGGAGGGCAGCTGCTTTTGCAAATGAAAATGGGCGGAACAAAAAACCTCGCTGCGTGTTATATTTGTTATTCAGACGACTCCAACACTTCCATTGCTCCGACACAAACAGGAAACACATTCCGCTGGGCTGCTGTGTGCAGCAACGGCGCTTTGATGAGGTTCAGCTACAAGGGCGGCGACAACGTGACTTCCGGTTCATACACGTTTGCTCTGCTTTTCACAAAAAATAACCTGAACAAATCAACCGTTGTTGTCACGTCTCCGGCGAACGCTTCGCCGAAGGATGATATGAAAGGCGGCGTATATGTTGCGGCGGAAGGCGATAATCCCGGAACGGTTCGCCTGACATTTACGCCGCGTCAGATGGATCAGACACAGCTGATCGAATTTGCGTCAACGCCGGTTCAGAACGTAGTGAGCTACACGCCGAACGCCTTCTACATCCAGTGCGGCAATTACTACGATATCCAGTATACAAATTTCATCTCAAACAGTGCGACTTACATCACAAACGGCTGCTGGGCAATCAAGGACTGAAAGGGGCGCTGCAATATGAGCGAGATTACGCAGATCATTAGCACCGTTGGATTTCCGATTTTTTCATTTCTGCTTACCGGATGGGCGTTAAAGTACGTGTACGACAAAGAGCGTTCGTCCCTCGATGAGGCAATCAAAAAGCTCGGCGATCTGACACAGGCGGTCAACCATAACAGTGAAGTAATATCTCGAATGGTTGACGAAATGAATGATTTTCAGCAGAAAGGGGAATGAATGATGTTTACACCACGGCTGAAACTGCCTGAAAAGGACAACCCATATTATACTGCAAAATCCGAAGGCGGGCTGAATCCTTGTGTTCCGCGCCCGTCCGGCAGCAAGCTCCGGTTCGCAAACTGCGTCTTTTACGCGGTCGGACGGTTCGCTGAAATCACCGGAATTTGGCTGAAATCTACAAACGCCGAAAACTTCTGCAAATCTGCAAAGGAAATGGGCTTGACTGTCACGCAGAACCCATCTCCCGGCTGCATTGCAGTATGGGCAAAGGGTGAGGTCGGAAACGGCAATGACGGTGCGGGGCACGTTGCTTGCGTTGAGATCGTCAACAGCACAGGCAGCATTGTGACTTCTGAAAGCGGCTGGAATGCCAAAAATGCATTTTGGACGCAGACGCGCAAAAATGACGGAAACTGGGGGCAGGCGAAATCATACCGTTTTCTCGGCTTTGTTCAGCCGCCGACACCAGTCATACGCGTGCTGAAAAAAGGTGACAAGGGCGACGATGTGCGGCAGCTTCAGGCTGTGCTTGCCGATCACGGCTATCTCCGCGAAAAAGAGATCGACGGCGACTTCGGCACGATCACGCTGGGCGCAGTCCTTGCTTTCCAACTCGAATCCGGCCTTGAGGTTGACGGCATCGCGGGCCCGCAGACGCAGGCGGCGCTTTGCTTCTGATACAAGTCAAATACAAGTCTTGTACAAGCGAATTACATTGACAACGCCCGGCGGGCTTGCTCCGTCGGGCGTGTTTTGCTTTATATGTTTTTGATGCTCGGCGGTCTCAGCACCAAAAAGATATAACCAGATTCACAAATGATAAACGATCTCAATGCGACCGCTTGGCTTCATGAATATGATCTTTTCGACAAACGTGTGCAGAACATCGTTTTTGATGATTTCGCTTGCGCCTGCATCTTCGAGGATGCGCAGCCCTGACCGCACCTTGCCGATGAATGCGGCGGTGTCAATCTGCGGCGGCTGTTCCTCTGCGAGTGTCTGGCGCAGCACGGCAATGCGCTCTGTGATGCGCTGCTTGTTTTCACGGTATTCCTCCAGCGTATCTATACCGGCTTCAAATGCTTCGCGGATGCGCAGGAGCTTCTTCTCCTCGCGCTCGATGGCCGCCGGAAGCCGGGATGCTGCATCCGGCGATTTCGGTGCACACTGGGCTTCCAGCTTCAGACGGAGATTCTGGTCATCCAGATCGGCACGGATTTTTTCAAGCACAACCGGATTGATTTTTGTAATGGAGATCGCGTGTGAGACCTTGCACTTTCCGCGGTTGTAATTATTGCATTGCAGAAATTTCGATGCACCGGACTGGCACATCACAAGCGTCGCACCGCAGTGATCACAGCGGACAAGCCCTTTCAGCATGAACTGCACCGGCTGTCCCTGACGGGCGTATTTGCGGTAATTCTTCTTTGTGTCGGCTCGCTTCGCCTGTGCTGCTTCAAACACGTCCTGCATGATGATCGGCTGATGCTGACCGTCGATGCATTCATCCTGTTCATGGAACCGGTCGGAGCGGTCTCCGTCCTTGCTGCGCCGCAGTTTACCGATATACACAGGATTTGTCAGCAGATACTCGACTGTGCGATTCTCCCAGGGATTCCCGTGCCGTGTGCGGATGCCCATGTCATTCAGTTTCAGCGCGATCCGCTTGGTCGGCATTCCCGCGAGATAATCATTGAAAATCATCTGCACGATCGGCGCGGCGGTTTCATCCGGGAAGAAAATGCCGTCCTGCATCCGGTAGCCGAACGGCGGCTGTGAGACAACTCCGCCGCGGGAAAACTTCTCATTCATGCCGCGCCGGACTTCCTCTGCGAGATTCAGGCTGTAGTATTCGTCCATCGCTTCAATGAGCGCTTCAATCAGCACCGAGGTTTTGTCCTCGCTGAGCTGCTCGGAAATCGACACGACATCTATGCCGCACTGTTTCCGCAGCATGGACTTATAGACGATGCTGTCCTCGCGGTTCCGTGCGAACCGGCTGAACTTCCACAGCAGAATCACGTCAAACGGCTTCGGCTTCAGCTTTGCCGTGCCGATCATGCGCTGGAACTGCACACGCTTGTCGGTCTTTCTGCCGCTGATGCCCTCGTCAGCGAAGATGAATTCATCCGGCAGAATCAGGTCATGTTCCTTCGCGTATTTGCGGATTGCTTTCAATTGGCTGTCCGGTGAAAACTCGGTCTGATCTTCCGTGGATACACGGATATATGCCGCTGCTGTTTTCATGGCGATGCCTCCTTTTCATATCGTATGCGTGCCGCCCGGTTGCTTATGCCGGGCGGTTTTTTCGTTTTGTGCCATTGATGGCACAAAATGTCTCCCCGGGGTGACAAAATGTCTTGTCGACAAGACAAAATGTGTCCCCGGGGACACAAAATGTAAACCCGAGTTTACAGAATGTGTTACTGGTAACACACAATGTCTCATCGATGAGACAAAATCAAACGGTCTCAGCAATGCCGACAACAAGCCCGATGCACCGCGCCTCGCCTTCGATGTCCGGATAATCCGGATTACGAGAAATCAGGCACTTTTTGCCGCGCTCCTTGATGTAGCCCATGCCGTCGTGTACAAAAAGACCGACTTCGCCGACCGGCACATCCGGATCACGCTTGACAAGCACGATGTCGCCGCTGTGATAATCCGGTTCCATGCTGTCACCGTCCACCTCGACTGCGAAATCTGCGCTGCGTGCCTGCGGTGTGTCAAGCACCGTGATCTCTGCCCATTCATCCTCGCTGGAAAGATCATAGCCGAATCCAGCCGCCGCTTTGTTCAGGTGCTTCCGCATCTGGATAGAGGGGCGGCTTTGCTGCATCTGCTCGCGGCGTGCCTTCATTGCCTTGATGAGTGCCAGCACAATTGCCTGCAAGTCCTCCGGCAGGGCGCTGAACTGTTCCTCGATCTCCTGCGGCGTGAGGACGTTCTGCGCCATCAGAAGCTGAATGGGATCAGTCTGCGGTGCGCGGCCGAGCAGGTAGTCAGTGGTAGTGCTGAAATAATCAGCAAGTTTGCAGAGTGTTTCATATCCAGCTTCACGTCTGCCGGTTTCATAATTTTGATATGCGGCAACTGTAAGCCCAAGATATGCGGAAACGTCCGCCTGATTCTTCAACTGCTGTTTACGTAATTCAAGCATACGTTTTCCGGTTTCAAGTTTAATGTCACTCATTCTTTTCACCTCCGGTCTGAGCTTATTTCTATTATACAACAATTTGTTGCTATTGTCAATATGTTGCTTGATGAAAAAATGAAAAAAACGATTTGTTGTAAATAATACACAGATTGACTTGTGCGCAATTGTGCAACACAACGAAATGACTGTTTAGGGGTTGACAAACGCAACAACTTGTTGTATACTGTGCTTGTCAGAACAACAAATTGACGGCTTTGACATAATGAACCGTCTTCCGCCTATGGAGAAAACGAAAGCGAGGTGAACCACATGAAGACAGCCGAAAATACCGAAATCCGCCGCGACTGCTCCGGGCTGCCGCCCGAAGATCTGGCATTCATCAGCGGCATTGTGCAGACGCTGACCGCGATGTACTGCCGCCTGCATCCAGTGGAGGACACGCGCAAAACCAGCGAGAACTGCATAGAATGCAAGGAAGGGAGCTGATTATTATGGCAAAAACTGAACTCTATTGTGTGAGCTTTCTGAGACTGCCGGACGGCAGCAGAATCGCGCTCGACGACATGACACCGGAACAGCTTCAGGACTTCCGCGCAAAGGTTGTGGAGAACATCGAGCGCACGCTCACACGACGCTTCACGGAGCATCCGGAGGAGCTCGCACAGCTTGCCGCATCCGGCAGCGTGGAGCTGATTCCGGAGGAAACAGAGGAAAAGGAGGAATCCGCATGAACGTACCCAGACTGATTGAACGTGCCGGAGAACGCGTTCTCACAACCGCACAGATTGCAGAAGCATACGGCACTGATACCGCAACTGTAAAGGAGAATTTTCACCGCAACAAAGAACGCTATGTCGAGGGCAAACACTTTTATCTGTTGATCGGTGAACCTCTCCGCAAGTTTAAGCGCGAGGTAACAACTAGTAACCTTGCGATTCCGAAGAACGTCAACCGCTATTATCTCTGGACGGAGCGCGGCGCACTGCTTCACGCGAAAAGCCTGAATACTGACAAGGCGTGGGCGGTGTATGATTTTCTGGTCGAGAACTACTTCCGCAAAAAGCAGCCGGCTGAACACATCACAGAAGCATCGGACACCGCACAGCTGGCAAAGAATCTCCTGCATCTCCGCAAGCTGCAAACCCAGACGGCAATCGCAGAAGCAAATGCACGGTGCGCACGCGCAGAAGAAGCGGAATTTGTGGTAATACATCCGGAGCTGATGCCGTATGCGAATCTGATTGCACAGCACTGAAAGGAGTTTTCTGTTATGATTTATGCAAAGGCAAAAATCGGCGAACACGCAGAGGTTCGCATTGCGCTCGATTATGACAATGTTTTCACAGTCTGCCCGCAGTGCGGGAAAGAGCATTCGATTGATATTTCCGAGTTCTTTCAGGACGAAAATTTCGATTTTGACAGCTCTGTGTACTGCGAAGATTGCTCGAAGAAAATCTAAAACAAATGGAGGAATCCGCATGAACGAACTGATCTGCAAATACTGCGGCGGGCGGCTGACACTGGAAGCCATCTATGACGGCGATAACGAACGCGCCGAGGACTACCATCCGGAGCACTCGAAGTGGTGGGGCTACGAACTGCGCTTGCAATGCGCGGATTGCGCTGCGGTGTATCCCATCGCTCGAATGCGCACGTTTGACGGAATCAGCAAAATCAGGAGGGAGGTGCCGGCATGATTAAACTGGAAACAAACAAGGGTCACACGCGCATCGAAGCGCACGGCAGGCGGAATGTCATCATGGCTGACCTTGGCACGATCGTCTCCGCAGTACTGGAAGTGATTCTGACCGATACGGATGACGAATATGCAGATCAACTCTGTACGGCTGCGAATCTCTGCCTGATCAAATCGGTGCAGAACGCGAGAGAAAGGGCGGCGGAACATGACGGATAAGATCACGCCGTGTGACCGCATCAACGTGCCGGTGTATCTGACATACCAGAGCGGGAACGGTGTGCGTGCTGACAAGGATATGTTCGCAGAATCGAATGTCATTGCACTGCGCTGGTATACAGATGACAGCAAAATGCACCAGCGCATTGCAGTCAAACCGTGCGCGTGGCGCGACGGGAAAAACTATCTGAATCCAGATACAAGGAAGTGGAAATATGGCTGATATTTTCAGCGGCGCATTTATCATGGTACTTGCGGTCGCGCTGATCGCGGCAGGATACTGCGTGCATATGTGGCACGTATTGAGGGATATCGCCAACGAGGATGCAAAGAAGCAGGCGGACAGGCTGTTCAACAGTTACGTGCGGAACTGTGAATATCATGTTGTAACACAGCTTCGCATTGTGGATGAAATGGGGCGGCGCGGATGAAATCGAACTATATACGCGCAGGCGGAGCAGAGAGCCGGCAGATGTTCCGCGAGATCGCCAAAGAGGAGATCAAAAAGCAGAAAAAAGAATTTTGTCCGGGCTGCGAGGAACAGATTCAGACGCAGGTCGTGGCGCTGCTCTGCCGCGTGCTGCATGACCGGTTCGGCTTCGGGAAGAAGCGATTGACCGAATTATTGCAGCTTGCACGCGGTCTTGATATCATCACGGTGGACGGGCACAAGGACGATTCGATCTGGGTGGACTGGCTGCGGGATAAAATGGGGATTTCCCTGAAAAGACCGGAGGTGCGGAAGTGATGAGAAAACGAGGATGCCGGACACCGGAAGTGCAAAAGTGTCTGCACTGTGAGAAGCCGGAATGCGACTGCTGCTACCGCACAAAGCCGCATATCAGCGAACTGTATGCGCTGTTAAACGTCGGCATGATCGCTCCGCAGGCAATTAAAAACCACATTGCCCACAAAGGGCGCAGATTCGGAAAAGGAGTAAAGCATGAAGGGAAAGAAACTTGACGAAGAAACCTGTCAGCAGATTATCAATCTGTGGATGAACTACGACTATAATCAGCAGAAAATCGCTGACACGCTGGGCGTCGGGTACAGCACTGTCCGCCGCACCATTTCAGAGTATACGGAGGACGGATCGCACACGCCGCCGAAGGGTATGCTGCCGCCTGCCGAAAAGCCGGAGCGCAAGCCGCAGATCAACGAGGAATTTGACGCGGCGGTCGATCAGATGATTGAGGAGAGCAAAAACGAGGACACAAAAAAGGGCACTTTGGACACAAAATCGGACACTCCGAACGTGCCGGATGCGGTGATACAGGCGGTTATCGACAAGATCGAGACGCTGTCAGCGGTGCTGTCGGACAACCTTCTGACCATCAAGAAGATGCAGCAGGATAACGAAAATCTGCGGTCGGAGCTGGCGGTACTCTACGGATGGAGGGCAGAGCATGAAGGCGCTGAAAATTGAGAATCGCAAGGTCACGCTGACCGATATCCAGAACGGTACGCCGGACGAGGAACTGCACGCTTTGCAGACGGCAATCGGCGGATACATCGAGACGGTTACGCTGGCAGAAGATGCGGTAATGCTCGTAGACGAGGAAGGACTACTCAAGGCGCTGAACCAAAACGCATTGGCTTCACTGGTGGCACGTCAGCAGATCGTCGGGGCAGCTGTGATTGTCGGCCTGACCGTCGATGCGGACGGCGAGCGTGTATTCTGCGACTGCCCGGAGCGGTATGTCACCAATCTGATTGCGCTGGGAAAATGAAAATGCCGCATCCGAAGCTGGCACTTCGGACACGGCACGTCTGAAAAAAATCTCTTGGAAAGATTTCGTGCTTATTATAGCACAGAAACGAGGTTTTGTCAATGGATTTTTCACTTGGTGAGACATTCTGGAGCGATGAAGAACCGGATGTATTCGGCGAACGGATGCGCTTTGATGACCTGAAAGCAATTTGCACGGGCGAACTGCTGCTGATGGATGAAGACGCAGTCAACGAGCCATTCGGCGGAACCGTCGTTGAATTTCAGTCTGTCGATGATATTTGCGCGGTTTTTCGCGGTAACAGCGGCGGCTTTGGCGACAAGCTGTATTATGTAGCAAAAAGCAGCATGGAGGATGAAGAAAGCGCCGATTTTACAATGATATGGCGTATCAATCAGAAACAGGAGGAACCCGAAATGATTGTAACCGAACAAAGAACCCCGCCCGCAGACGCAAGTCTTGCGGTGACGGAGCAGTACACGACCGCCTACAACCTCAATGTGAAGATTCATACGAGTATGCAGGCGATCCAGCAGAACCTTTACGATATGTGCAGTGCGCTCAAACAGATGCGCGACGGCAAGCTGTACAAGGAACTCGGCTATCAAAATTTTGAGGAATACTGCGAAAATGAAGCAGGTATTACAAGAAGTCAAGCATACAAGTACATCACCATTATTGAAAAGCTCCCGCCGGATTTTGTGTTACCGGTAACACAAATTGGAATGCGAAAGCTCTACCTACTCACCGCCCTGACCGATGACCAGCGCGAACAGATCACAGAAACCGTTGACCTTGAAAGCACCACCGTCCGTGAATTAAAGGCGCAGATTTCTGCATTGCAATCGCAAAATGCTGACTCCGAGAAAGCACGCCTGGATGCGGAAACCAGGGCGCAGCAGTGGTATGACAAGGCACAGGACGCAGAAGAGGCCGTAAAAGAAGCGGAGGAAGCAAAGGAGCGCAACCGCCTGACGCTGAAAAGCCTGATCGAACGGAAAGCGGAACAGGTACGGCAGCTGGAGGCAAAGATCAGCGAACTGGAGAACCGCCCGCAGGATGTCGCCGTCATGGACAGAACCGAGGAAATCGACCGGCTGAATGCAGAAATTGCCGCTCTGCGCGGGAAGCTCGCGGAAAAACCGGATGTGCAGATGCCGATGAATGTCGAGCCGATCTACCGGCAGGATACAAAGGCGGTTTATAATGCCTATCTGCGGTCTGTCACAACCGCGCTGGAAAATCTGTGCCGTTTCATCCGGACAAACCGGAGAGATGCAAACCATGATTATTTCGAGGAGAATTTCCGGCTGACACTGGAAAATGCAGTCAAATCTATTGAGGAGGAATCAGAATGCCTGTGAAGATCAATACACTGGAACTGGAAAACGTCAAGCGCATCCGTACCTTGCAGCTCAGCCCCGCCGCGAACGGTCTGACCATCATCGGAGGCAACAACAACCAGGGCAAAACCTCTGTGCTGGATGCCATCTGCTGGCTGCTCGGAGGTAATAAGTATCAGCCGAGCAATGCACAGCGCGAAGGAGCACTCACCGAACCGCTGCTTCGCTGCACGCTCTCAAACGGGCTGATCGTGGAGCGCAAGGGAAAGAATGCCGCCCTCAAGGTTATTGACCCGCAGGGCAACCGCGCCGGGCAGAAACTGCTCGACAGCTTCCTCTCGGAACTCGCGCTTGATCTGCCGAAATTCATGCAGTCCTCTGACCGCGAAAAGGCAGACACGCTCCTGCGCATCATCGGTGTCGGCGATCAGCTTGCACAGATGGAATCCGAGGAAAAACGGCTCTACGATCAGCGCACCGCGATCGGGCAGATTCAGTCTCAGAAGGATAGATTCGCCGCCGAACTGCCGCACTGGGAAGGACTGCCGAATGAACCTGTTTCCGCTGCGGAACTGATCTCCCAGCAACAGGCGATCCTTGCGCGGAACGGCCAGCGTCAACAGTGGGTTCATGAGATGCAGAGCATCAACATCTCAATCCAGAACATTACGGCGGAGATCCAGCGCACAGAACGTCATCTTGCAGATCTTCGCGCACAGCTCGACGAATTCCAGGAGAAAGCATCATCTGCGCAGAAGTCTCCGGAAGAATTGCAGCTCGAATCAACAGCTGAGCTGGAACAGAATATCGCTGATATCGACCGTGTGAACGCCAAGATCCGCGACAATCAGCGAAAGGCAGCAGCAGAGCAGGAAGCAGCAGACTACGGCAAACAGTATGCAGACCTGACAGCTCAAATCGAGAAGATCAGAGCAGACCGCCGCGCTTTGCTGAACAATGCAAATCTTCCGATGAACGGGCTGTCTGTCGAGAGCGGCAAACTGCTGTATAACGGCAAGGCATGGGACTGCATGAGCGGCTCGGAGCAATTGCGTGTTGGAACGGCAATCGTGCGCTGCCTGAATCCGGAATGCGGTTTTGTCCTGCTGGACAAGCTGGAACAGATGGATATGCGGACGCTCAGCGAATTCGGCACATGGCTCGAAGCAAACGGCTTACAGGCAATTGCAACGCGCGTCAGCACAGGCGATGAATGCAGCATTATCATTGAGGACGGATGGGCGGCAGGTGCGGCACCCGCGCAGGAAATCGCACCGCCGAAACAGGATTTTGTACCATATCAGCCGAAAGGAGTATAAACAATGGCAGTGTTTGAGGAGATCAGCGGCATCCAGTACGGAAGCGGCATCAAGGCAGTTCTGTACGGGCAGGAAGGCGTTGGAAAGTCGTCGCTTGCGGCAAATATCCCCGGTATCGTCTTCATCGACTGCGAGGGCAGCACCAACAAGATGAACGTGCGCAGACTGCCCGCGCCGACAAGCTGGGCGATGCTCTGCGATGAGATGGATTTCATCTTGCAGAATTACGCCGCGAAGGGATACAAGGCTGTTGCAATCGACACGTTTGACTGGGCGGAATCGCTCGCAATTCAGGCGATTTGTGCGGAACACAATGTCAAGGGAATTGAGGGGTTAAATTACGGAAAAGGCTGGCAGTATGAAAGCGAACTGATTGCGCGTTTTCTGGAAAATACGGACAAGCTCATCAAAGCCGGCATTCATGTGATACTCATTTGTCACGCAATTTCGCGGAAAACCACACTGCCGGAGGAAATGGACGAATACGACCATTGGGAATTGAAACTCGGCAACAAGACCACTAACAAGATTGCGCCGCTGCTGAAAGAGTGGTCGGATATGACGCTGTTCCTTGCATTCAAGACACAGATCATGTCGGCAGATGACAAAGGCAAGGTTCACAAGGCGACCTCTGTGCAGCGTGTGATGTACGCAACGAAATCGGCCTGGTGGGATGCAAAGAACCGCTTCGGCCTGCCGGATATGATGCCGTTCGATTACGGCGCGATTGCACACCTGTTTGCCCCGGCAGAGCAGATGATCGGACGTGCACAACAAATGCAGATTCCGGTTGAAACGATCAATCCGCCGGCAGCACCGCAGCCGATCCAGCAGCCGACACAGACTGCACCACCTGTTCAGCAGGCTCCGCCGCCTGTGCAGAACACTGTTTCGGAGATTCCGCAGGGCTTTGAATCCATCGAGCAGATGACCGCAGATTTTACCGGCATTCCGGATGCGCTGGTCAGTTTGATGAAGGCGAACAATGTGCTTCCGGCGCATATTGAACAGATCAGCTCGGAAGTCTGGCGGTATTTCCCTGCCGGTATGCCGATGAAGAATTACCCGGCGGATTATATGGAATATCTGACTGCAAACTGGGCGCAGGTGATGGATGCAGTCAAACAAACCTGTGCGGATTATGTACCATTTTAAGCGGGAGGATTTGAAATATGTATCAGAATAACGGTTATCAGCAGAGCGGCTATCAGAACGGCGGCTATCAGCAGAACAGCTACCAGCAGAATAATTACCAGCAGCCTGCACAGAACGGAAACGCGCTCGGATGGGATGACGATTTCGAGGCGCAGGAAAGCAGCTTTGTGCTGCTGCCGGAGGGAGACTATGCATTCGAGATCACCAAGATCGAGAAGGCGCGTCACAGCGGCAGCGAGAAGGTTCCGGCGTGCAATAAAGCGATCGTGACATTCTGCATTCATGCGCAGGAATGCGACACCTACATCACGGAAAATTATCTGCTGATCGATCTGGACTGGGCACGGCGTAAAATGACGGAATTCTTCTCCGCGATCGGTTTTGCAGAAAAGGGCGGCCAGCGCGTCCGGATGCACTGGGGCAATGATCTGATCGGCAGACGCGGCGTGTGCCATGTCGCACCGCGCAAGTACAAAAACAATGACGGCGATGAGCGTGAGACGAACGACCTGAAAAAGCTGTACCCGATCTGGAATCAGCCGAATCTGGAACCGATCGCTCCGCCGCAGAATACCGGCTATATGCCGCAGAATCAGGGTTACAATCCGCCTGCGCAGAACTTTGCACAGCCGCAGAACCAGGGATATCAGCCCGCACAGGGCGGCTATAACCCGCAGCAGGGAGGATGGAACGGAGGCGGCATCTACTGATGGATCTGCGACCGTATCAGAAGGCAGCAAAGGAAGCTATTTTCAAAGAATGGGAGCTTGTCAAATCCACATTGCTTGTTCTGCCGACCGGCACGGGAAAGACTGTCGTATTCGCAAAAACAGCTGAGGATTGCGTCCGGATGTCCGGGCGCGTCCTCATCCTTGCGCACCGCGGCGAACTGCTCGATCAGGCGCAGGACAAGATCGGCAAAGTCACCGGTTTAGGATGCGCAGTCGAGAAAGCGGAACAGACAGCACTCGGTTCATGGTTCCGCATCACGGTCGGATCGGTGCAGTCTATGATGAGTGAAAAACGCCTTGAACGATTCCCGACAGACTATTTCTCGCACATCATCATTGACGAAGCGCATCACGCCGTTTCGGACAGTTATCAGCGTGTATTGCAGCATTTCCCGGATGCGCATATTCTCGGTGTGACGGCAACACCTGACCGCGGCGACATGAAGGAAATCGGCACTGTCTTCCAGACGCTTGCTTATGAGTACACGCTTCCGCAGGCGATCAAAGACGGCTATTTATGCCCGATCAAGGCGCTCACAATTCCGCTGAAGCTGGATATCTCAAAGGTTGGCGTTTCTGCCGGAGATTTCAAGCCGGGGGAGATCGGAACGGCGCTTGATCCGTATCTGGAACAGATCGCGCAGGAGATGAAAAAATACTGCGCAGACCGCAAAACGGTTGTCTTTCTTCCGCTGATTGCAACATCACAGAAGTTTTGCAGTATCTTAAATGCAAACGGTTTTCATGCTGCGGAAGTCAACGGAAACAGTGAAGACAGGTCGGAAATCCTCGCGGACTTTGAAGCCGGAAAATACAACGTATTATGCAATTCGATGTTATTGACCGAAGGCTGGGACTGCCCGTCTGTTGACTGTGTGATTGTGTTAAGACCGACGAAAGTGCGTGCGCTGTACTGTCAGATGGTCGGGCGCGGGACACGGCTCCACGAAGGAAAAGACCATCTGCTTCTGCTCGATTTTCTGTGGCACACGGAACGGCACGAGCTTTGCAGACCGGCACACCTGATTTGCGAAAATGCAGAGATCGCAAAGAAAATGACCGAGAACATGAACAAAAACGCAGGCTGCCCGGAGGATATCACCGAAGCGGCTGAAACCGCTGAATCTGAAACCGTGCAGCAGCGCGAAGAAGCACTGACAAAGCAGTTTGAAAAGTACAAAACGCGGAAACGGAATCTTGTTGACCCGCTCGAATTTGCGGTGTCCGTGCATGACAAAAATCTGATGAACTATCAGCCCGCGTTCGGATGGGAATGTCAGCCGCCGACGCAGGCACAAATGCAGGCGCTTGAAAATCGCGGCATAGACCCGAATGCGGTGCAGTCCGCCGGCATGGCAGAACAGGTGCTGCGTGCAGCGTGTCAGCGGCAGGCGGAAGGGCTCAGCACTGCAAAGCAGATCGCAAGGCTGGAACGCTACGGCTTTCAGAATGTCGGCGCATGGACATTTGAAGCGGCAAGCAACATGATTGCGCGGATCGCGGCGCAGGGATGGCGCAGAGTGCCGCCCGGCGTGAATCCGCGGGAATATGTACCGGAGGCGTTGTATGGAACATAAGAATGACAATCTCGATGAATTGCTTGACTACATTGACCCGTCAAATCTGAGTTATCAGGAATGGTGTAATGTGGGCATGGCGCTCAAAGATGCAGGCTATCCGGTGTCTGTCTGGGATGCATGGTCGGCCCGTGACGGTGCGAGGTATCACGCCGGAGAATGTGCAAAGAAATGGCACAGCTTCAACGGCGCGTCTGCACCTGTCACGGCTGGCACGATCGTTCACATGGCACTGGAAAACGGATATCAGCCGCACCGTGAGCACGGCAGCGGTCACGCACTGGACTGGGACGACGAAATCAGCGCGGATTATGTGGTCACATCACCGGAACAGACCACCGCGCTGCCGATTCCGGAGCCTGAAAACTGGAATCCCGCAGAGCAGATTTCGCGTTATCTGGAAACGCTGTTTGAAGTGGACGACCATGTCTGCTACGTCACGGAATGCTGGCAGAATGACAAGGGAAAATACCTTCCCGGAAACGGCTGCTGCGACCGCACTGCCGGTCAGCTTCTCTCGGAACTGCAAAAATATAACGGCGATTTTTCAAAAGTGTTCGGTGACACAAACCCCGAATGCGGGGCGTGGATCCGGTTCAATCCGATGGACGGCAAGGGCAGCAAAAACGAAAACGTCACCGATTTCCGCTACGCGCTTGTCGAATCGGACAGCCTGCCGGTTGAACAGCAGTACGGCATTATGCATGACCTGAAATTGCCGATCGCCGCGCTCGTATACTCCGGCGGCAAGTCGCTTCATGCGATCGTGCGCGTTGACGCAACACGGGACGATTACCGCAAGCGCGTGGAATTTCTGTATTCGGTATGCGACAAAAACGGCTTGAAGGTTGACCGGAACTGCCGCAATCCCTCGCGGCTTTCCCGTATGCCGGGCGTGATCCGCAAGGGGCGCAAGCAGTTTTTAATTGAAACAAACACAGGCTTCGCAACCTGGGCAGAATGGAAGGACTACGTGGAGAGCATCACCGATGATCTGCCGGATTTCGAGAGCATGGCGGATGCGTGGGAACATCTGCCGGAGCTCGCGCCGCCGCTGATCGAAGGCGTACTCAGACAGGGACATAAAATGCTGATTGCGGGCCCGTCAAAAGCCGGAAAGTCATATGCGCTGATCGAAATGTGCATTGCGATTGCAGAAGGGCGGAACTGGCTCGGCTGGCAGTGTGCAAAAGGGCGCGTGTTATATGTGAATCTCGAACTTGACCGTGCATCCTGCCTGCACCGCTTCCGCGATGTGTATACAGCGCTCAATATACCGCCGCAGAACATCCGCAGCATTGATATCTGGAACCTCAGAGGCGTGACAGAACCGATGGACAAACTTGCGCCAAAGCTCATCCGCAGAGCGCGGCAGGGGCATTATATCGCCGTGATTATAGACCCCATTTACAAAGTCATTACGGGCGACGAAAACAGCGCCGATCAGATGGCGCATTTCTGCAACCAGTTCGATAAAGTCTGCACGGAACTCGGCTGCGCGGTGATCTATTGCCACCATCACAGCAAGGGCGGACAGGGAAGCAAGCGCAGCATGGACAGAGCATCCGGTTCCGGTGTGTTTGCCCGCGATCCGGACGCACTGCTGGACATGATCGAACTGGATCTGACCGAGGATATCATCAAACAGGAACAGAACCGCGCTGCGTGCAGGCTCTGCCAGCAGTATCTTGCAGCACACGCGCCGAACGCGCTTGACAATGCGCAGGACGATCTGCTGAACCGCAATACCGCAGTGCAGCTCTGCCGAAACAATGCGACGAATGAGCAGTATCAGGTGCTTGCAAAGTCAATTGCGGAATCTGACAGATATGTCGGACAAATGTCTGCATGGCGCATTGAAGGCACGCTCCGCGAGTTCCCGAAGTTTCCGCCGAAAAACGTGTGGTTCCGGTATCCGATGCACGAGGTGGACAGCATCGGCATCCTGAAAGACCTGCAATCCGACACCGAGCTGACACCGAGACAGCGCGGCATGAAAAACGGTCACAAGCGGCAGTCACAGCTTGCAAAGGCAGATGCGGCGGACAAGTCGGCTGAACTGGTCAACACGTTTGATATGTGTGCATTTGACGGTTCCATGACCGTGAAGGATATGGCGGAGTATATGGGAGTCAGCAGAGACACAGTAGAACGGCGCCTGAAAAAGTGCAGTGACCTGATTCTTCATGACGGAACAATCACGAGGAAAACATAAGTTAATCGTTTTAAGCCTACCGCAAAAACCTGCCGCAAGTGGCTATATAATATATAGAAATATTGCGGTGCAAAAATGCAATGTGAATGAGGTACAACCGCAGGCGGCTGACAAAGCAAGCCGCCCTGCGGTGGATACCTTCTCATTCACAGGGCGCGAAAGGAATGTGTGAAAATTGATTCAGTTTTTTATGCCAATGATTCCGCCGACCGTGACAGCGCAGGAACATAAAATAGCAGTGCGGAACGGGAAACCGATCGTATATGATACACCGGAAATCAAATCGGCAAAATCCATGCTGACTGCTTATCTGGCAGAACATAAACCGGAACAGCCGTTTGAATGTGGTGTGCGTCTGATCGTGAAATGGTGCTTTCCGAGGGGAGAGCATCAAAACGGAACATACCGCACAATCAGACCGGATACGGACAATTTGCAAAAAGCCCTCAAGGACTGCATGACGAAATGCGGATTCTGGAAGGATGACGCGCTGGTGTGTTCGGAAATTATCGAAAAATTCTGGGCTGAGATTCCAGGCATCTGGATCCGGATTGAGGAGGTAGAAGCATGATCGAATGTGTAAACGGAGAAGGGCAGGGCTGCTGCCAAATCTGCCTGCATATCATGGGCTGGCATCGGCATTGGTCTTCCAGTCTTTACTACGTCAGAAACAAAAACGGACTGTATCTGCGCAGGAATGACGGATACGGCGATGTGTTCTCGACGGACAAAGACCTGCCGAAAGTGGCGTTCTGCTACAAGCACGCAAAGGAAGTCGAGGAACAGCGGATGCACCAGACGGACTGGGAACTCACAAAGGACAATGCGCCGAAATTCAAGAAGCCGGTCGCAAAGCTGCGCAAGCTCACACCCGACGAGCTGCACGACTACATCGAACGCACCGAGCGCAAGTTTGATTGCATCTGTACCGCGTGCGAATCGCTGTGTTTTTCGACGGATAACTTTTGCGCGAGCTGCGGCGCGGAATTGGAGGAGGTGCAGAAAGATGAATGAAGTTGATCAAGCATTTTTGTTTGGATGTTTGTGCGGTGCTGCTATTACTTCATTGTTGTTTGCTGTATTTACTGCTATTTTGTATAAGAGGGGGAAATGACGATGCGGCTGATTGATGCGGAAAGACTGCGTGCGTTGATAGTAGCCATGTATGAACCGTTTCCGAATATCTGCAATGTGAATGTTGTTTTGACTGCGATTGATAATGCCCCAACAATCGAAGCAGAACCGGTGCGGCATGGGCGGTGGATCACAAAAGACAGCAAAACTGCTAAGTGTTCTTGCTGCGGATGGTGGCAGCATGCAAAAATGTACTATTTGCCGGATGACATAAAAGAATTTTCAAAGTGCTATATTTTCTGCACTGCTTGCGGCGCAAAGATGAACGGAGGTGCTGACAATGGCAATGGATGACGAAATGCAGACGTTTCGCCCGCACATCATCACCAACGGGGACAAAATCAGGGCGATGACTGACCTCGATCTTGCGAAATTCATTGTTGATATCATGGAAACCTGCTTTCATGGTGACTGTGATTTCTGCAAGTACCAGCCGTTCTGTGGGGATGGATATTTCTCGTTTATCAAATGGCTGGAAAGAAAAGAGGGCTGACGGATGAACGCGAAAGAATATCTGATGCAATACCGCGAATCCATGGAGCGCACAAGCGAAATCGAAACGCACCTGCATGAACTGAAAGCAGAAGCAATCCGGCTGAAAGATCACGAAGGGCATTCTGTGAAGCTGGATGCGGCTGTTGCGCAGTATGTAGATGCTTGCAATGCAGAATCTGCGGAACTGAACCGGCTCGCAGCATTGCGCGGCGAGATCCAGGGGATGATTGACAGCGTATCTGACAAAACGCTGCGGTCACTACTGTACTGGCGGTATATCTGCGGATGTACATGGGAGCAGGCAGCGGTCAATATGCATTATTCCTGGAGGCGCGTATTGCAGCTTCACGGTGTGGCTTTGCGCATTGTTTCGGTATTATTGCAGGAAAGATTTCATTGAATTTCATATTACAACTGTGCTATACTGTAAATGGAAAATGCTCCGTTTCCCGCATTTCGGGGACTCATAATCTTTTACCTCCTTTTCTGAATATGCACCAAGTCAAGCGGCTTGGTGCATTTTTCTGTCTATGGGGGGGAGGGGTACCCCTTGCGGTGTGCGCCCGGACTACCGCCGCTCATTGCACATTTTCTCTCTCTGGGGGAGGGGCATAACAAGCGCTATCAATACAACAAGCGCTATCAATACAACAAGCGCTATCAATACTTTGAGATGAGACAGGCGGCTGCAAACGGATACTGAAAGGAATGTGAACAGGGTGAAAATATATGGAATGGAGTATCTGCGCGGAAAGCTCGCTGCAAAAACACCGCGTGTGTCGCTCCGCTATCAGTACTACGAGATGAAACAGAAGATGCGCAAAGTCTATGCGCTCATTCCGCCGGAATTCCAGCCGCTGACCTATTCGCTCGGTTGGTGCGCGAAAGCCGTCGATTCTCTCGCTGACCGCATTGTCTTCGACCGGTTTGCGAATGATTACTTCTATCTCGACGAAATCTTTGCGATGAACAATGCGGACGTTCTCTTTGATTCTGCCGCACTCTCTGCGATGATCTCTGCCTGTGCGTTCCTCTATATCTCTGCCGGTGACGACGGGTTCCCCGTCATCGAAGTCATTGACGGGCTCAATGCGACCGGCATTATTGACGCTGCGACCGGTCTGCTCTCGGAAGGCTACGCCGTCATAGAACGCGATGAACACGGCGAAATCATCACAGAAGCCTATTTTCTGCCGCACAGAACCGAGTTCTACGAAAATGGCAGCCTCACAGAAACATTCCGGCATGATGCACCTGCGCCACTGCTCGTGCCCGTCATCTTCCGGCCGGACGCAAAACGGCCGTTCGGGCATTCCCGCATTTCACGCGCCTGCATGGACATTCAGCAGACGGCAATGCGCACACTGCTCCGCTCCGAAGTCGGTGCGGAATTTTACTCTGTGCCGCAGAAGTATGTCGTCGGGCTCTCGCAGAAAGCACAGTTCGACAACCGCAAAGCCGCAATCAGCTCCTTCCTGCGGCTCTCCAAAGACGAGAACAACGACAAGCCGACCGTCGGCCAGTTCAATCAGCAGAGCATGGCACCGCACATGGATCACATGAAAATGCTTGCTTCCATGTTCGCCGGTGAAACAGGTCTGACGCTCGATGATCTGGGATTCACGACAGACAACCCGGCAAGCTATGACGCGATCAGAGCTTCACACGAATCCCTCAGGCTGACTGCACGAAAAGCACAGCGCACATTCGGCACCGGCTTTCTCAATGCCGGATACCTTGCCGCCTGCCTGCGTGACGGAAGGACATACACCCGCGCCGTATTCCGCGGCACAAAGGCAAAATGGATGCCGATCTTTGAACCGGATGCTTCTGCGCTCGGCGTGATCGGCGATGCGATCCTGAAAATCAATCAGGCTTCTGAAGGCTTCATGGGCGCGGACAATATCCGCGCTGTCACGGGGCTCAGCTCGGATGCCGGAACGGAATAATGCTGCAAGGAGGGAATCCGCTTGACCTGCGATGAACTGAAAGCCGCGATCAATGACGAGATCGCGCAGAATGCCCGCATTGCGGCAATCAGAAGCCGGATTGATGCCGGAACAGCGGATTTTCTTGACAGCGAACTTTACACCGCCATCACGGCGGAGATCACCGCGGAACAGATGCGGCGCAATGTCCTCGCTCTGAGCGACAGAGAGCCGTCTTTCGTGGGGGTTGTGCGTGAAAGGTATACGGATACCTTTGCCACGTTCAACGCCGTACAGCGCATTCTGGACGCTGTGACGGGCATCCGTATCCGGACGGTACAGCCGGAATTTGAAAATGATCGTGCGCACAAAATCGGGCATTCGCTGAATGACCCGACTGTGCCGGAGAGCGTGATCGAACGGCGGGCGTACTCGGCAACCGAGAATTTTGTGCGGTCGCAGCACGACAGATGCACACAGGCGAATGCGTCGTTTCGGTCACGCGCCGGGCTTGACTGCCGGATCACCAGAACCGGCGGCGCAAAATGCTGTGACTGGTGTGCTTCCGTTTCCGGCTCGTTTACCACAAGTTCCGCGCCGGACGGCATCTGGGGACGGCACGACAACTGCAAATGCTCCATCACCTATGAGACACGCCGCGGCTCCTTCCAGCAGCTCTCCGGTTCCGGCAAGGGATGGGACACTGTGGAAGAATTGCCGGACATTCCGCTGCACGTTCTGGACGGCAGTCAGACAGGGACGGGGGATGTTCATGCGGTTTCGGCGGAACAGGCACAGACTTTGCAGAAGAAACATTCTTTGGAAGTATTGACAGGTGGGCAGAAACCTGCTATAATAAATCAGAAGATTTCTGACAGAATGTTTAATTCCCATGTTTATACAGATGATGAAAAGAAATTGGTAGAATTGGGTGTGATACCCTTTTATGAGATTGAAGAAGCACTGATGGCATCGCCGATCGGGCGCCATGTAGCACAGTATATTGAATCTCAGAGCATGGCGATTGAACTTGATTATATTTCAGACTCTAATGGTCTAAGCGGAGAAATAAATGATCCGTTTATAACCGTTTATGTTGCGGATATGAGGACGATTGAAGAGGTTGTTGAAACAATTGTCCATGAAACAGCTCATAAGCAATTTGATTGGCAGTACACGCAAGAAGATGAAGTCAACTGTCGTATTTATGAGTACCTATCAACCCATGATGAAATATCAGAACAGAAAATTCATGAGATAGTAGATTTTGTAAGAGAAAACTATAGTGATTTTCCGGAGGGAAACCTGTATGGCTATTGATTCTTTCAAACTTCGTAACGGAGAACCTGTGACTTGCCAGATTTGCAATAGAGGTCACATGAAACCTGCGTTTGGTAAACCACCGCAGGAATCGAGTTGCTTTATTTGCGATTACTGCGGAAAAAGACTCATTCTGAATTTCAAAATGAAGAAAATAGATAATGAAACCGTCTGATTCTTTCAGGCGGTTTTCTCATGCGGGATGGAGCAAGCCGGTACTGCCGGGGATTCATGCATCCCACAAGTAGCAGGTTCGATTCCTGCCTCCCGCACGAGGCCGGCACGCATCAGGCGGCTATAACGTACTGCGGACCACGCCGGCCCGTTTTTTTGAATATCACACAGCACTCTGAAATCAGGGTGCTTTTTTCATGCTCCGACAAAGCGCGTGAACCGTATGTCACGCGAAAACGCTTTACGGGTATACACGGTTTAGCAGGGCGCACTGTTGGGGGCTTGGGTGCGCATTTTTGTGCAGTCGAATTAGTCGCAAATAAGCCTTGATCCAGTCGAATTAGTCGAATTTGAAAGGAGAACACCATGCCCAGAGACAAGCCGGCAGGCGACCGTCGCCCGAAAGCGAACACGCGCCCAGACCACAACGGCACGCAGCGTGCGCAGTTTGAATCCAACAAAAAGAAGATTTATGCGACACAAACGGTCTGCGGCATCTGCGGAAAGGAAGTCGATTTTCATATCCGGTTTCCGCATCCGATGTCTCCATGCATTGACCACATTATTCCGGTCTCCAAAGGCGGTCACCCTTCGGATATCAACAATTTGCAGCTCGCCCATATGTGCTGCAACCGCTACAAATCCGACAAATTCACCGCAAAACAGGAATTCTCAACCGGGATCGAACTGGTCAATAACAGAAATCTGCCGCAGACTTTTGACTGGAAGTCAGTTTAGGAGGGAATGCCTTGAACGAAGAAATTCGCAAAGGCAGACAAACTCCTACTGTTTCCAGAATTTTACCCTACGAAGATTCCAAAGGCGCGGAAGCAATCGACCTCTACAACCAGACCGGACGCACGGCACAGGAATGGCAGGAGCGCATGATCGAAGACA